GGCTCTTTTCCGTCAAGTGAGTGCCAATGAGGGTGCCGAGCACGCCGATAACACCGACGATGACGGTAGCCAGTGGCCCGTCCACGGGCATACCCGTCACCTCCCATCAACAAACTTCAGCTCACTCGTCTGCCCCCGCCCATACGCGTAAAGGGTCATAGCGGCGATACCGATATAACCGAGGGAGGACACCCAAGCGCGGGGCAGGTCGCCGAAAAGCGTGGCAAAGATGAAGCTCAACGCCCACATGGAGTGCAGCCCCACAACAGCCCCCACAGCGGCAGGCACCAACCTCGGCCACTTAACCGCGCATAGGCACAGCGCACCCATGAGAAGCCACACCACAGCCCACGACGGTGGGTTAAGCACACTCTCCATAAAGTGCGTAGGCTTCCGCTCAGGGTTCACCAGCAGCGGCGTGTAGGACATGCCACGAGCAATGGAAATACTACCCAGAATCAATAGCCCGGCTGCGTCGGATACGAGCCACCTGGCGGCGCGGAGTTTAAATCTTTCCCAATCCATACTCACTCCCCTGCCGTGGTGGGGCCAGTGTAGACCGGCAGGGTGGGCGCATCCTCCGGCTCAGGCGTGACGGGCTGCTCAATGACTACACCCACAGGTGCTTCGTCGGATTCACGGCCCGTATTCACTGCGGCGAGAGCACCACCAATGAGTGCTGCCAGCCCACCTGTCTGGCCGAGCCAGCTGTCTACCTCGTCAGGGCTGACAATGCCGAATGCGACGAGGGCCAGGCCTACGGCGGCGACCACGACGTACACGGCTAGGCGGATCCACCATGGGGTGCCGATGACGGCGCGGGGCTTTGGTGCGGGATTGGTGTAGTGCTTGGCCATTACTTCTTCCTCCGCTTCAATTCGTCTACGTCTGCTTGAATCTGCGCGAGCTGGTGGCGGATGCTTGCCACTGCATCCGGGAGCGTGAGATTACGGCCTTGGCTATCTTGACCTAGTTGTTCCCAGCCGGGGTAGGAGGCCTCAATGTCTACGGTGCCGTCCTCGCGGATAATCTTGTCGCGCCCGCCGGTCAGCTGCTGGCGAATGTCCTTCACATCCGAGCCGATAGGGTCGGTGATACGGATATCGACGTAGCGCTTGGTCTCCTCAGTTTTACGGTCGATGTGGTCGAGGATTCTTTGAATGTCAGCCATGCTTAGCTCCTCCTGTTTTCCTGTAAATAGTGCTTCCAGTTCCGCCTTAGTGCCCCGGTAGGCGTTGATGTCTACTGAGTAGCCAGCAACCTGAGCATTGGAGCCGTACTGCCACATCACGGGCTTCTGATTGCCGAGCGGGTGATTCCACTGCCGGTGCTGGTCGCCGGGGTAAATGTCACGTGGTTTGCCGTATGGGTTTTGTCCGTATGCCGCTACCCAAAAGGCCCCGAACTCGTGAGAGTCCGGCTCGTGTGGGCTGATACTCCCCTCCCAATACGGGACGTAGGAATAGCAGCCAATCACCCGCACGCCCCGGCGCTCGAACTCAGCCTTGCAGGCGCGGATATGGCCAACGTGCAAACCGGCGTTAGTCTCCACATCAATCCACATTGGGCGTTTCTTGTCGCCCATGACTTCCAGCGATGTCTGAACCTGCTGCGCCACCGTCGTGCCCTCCGACGGATTCCGCAAGTAGTGGTAAGCGGCGGTGACAAGTCCAGCTGATTCCGCATCCTCAAGATGAGAGCGGTAACAGCGGTCTCGGTGTGTGCCGTCCGTGGTGCGAATAATCGCAAACTCCACACCCTCACGCGCCGCCCGCTTTAGGCTCATGCCGTCCTGGTGCTCAGAAACATCCACCCCGTAGATAGTGCCGCCCTGCTTCCCCACAGGGCGGGCGTGAGACTCGCTCGGCTGTGCCGCGCCCGCGAGATACGGTGCAGGGTCTTGGTGCGCGCCACCTAGGCGGCCCGGCGACCCCCACACCTCGAAATGCAGGTGCGGGCCTGTGGACTCGCCCTCGTTACCGACTACGCCTATCTGTTGTCCTGCGCGTACACGGTCACCGGCCTTAACGAGAATGCCGTCATGCTTCACGTGCCCGTAGATGAAATCCTTGCCCACGCTGTCCTGGCAGTCCAGCCAAATCCAGCTGCCGAAGCCGGACACGTTATAGCGCTCTTTGCCCTCAACCACGACACCATCTGCCGCCGCATAAATCGGCGTGCCAATCGGTGCCGCGAAGTCCAAACCGGCGTGCATTGTGCCCCAGCGTGGCCCATAGCCACTAGACACCTGATAGGTGCCCTGTTTCATCGGGTGAGTAACCATATTTCGCCCTCCTTTCAAGATGATTGAACCCCCGTGACCATCGCGGTCAGCGGGGGCTTGTGGGGGTTGGTTTAGAGTTTCTTCCAGCCTTGCGGGTAATCACTTGGTGACCACACATTGTTGGGGATGGTGGACTCATAGACCGCGCCGTTGTAGGTGACGCGGTCTCCTTGCTTGTAGGCATCATGGCCGCCGGATGGTTGTCGGTATGCGGGGGCGGTGGGCTGCTCGGTGGTCTCCTCGGTCTCCTCACCCTCCGGCGGTTCGGTGGTTTCCTCAATGACCTCCCAGATACGCCCATCAAATCCCAAAGTCCCTGGAGCCCAGTGATTAAGGCCCTTGTGAGTAGAGCGCACCAACTTGCCTTGGTATCGGACTACGTCGCCGTAGCGGTACATAAGGGAGTGCGTGGTGCCTGGGTTCCTCCACTCCGGCACCTTGGCCGCGTCGGTCTTGGCTTCCTCTTCGGTCGCTACCTCCGGTTTTTCTAGCTTGCCTGCGTCTTGAAGCTCGGTGACAATATCGGATTTTGCTTGCTCAATCTCCGGCTGGGCGACGCGTCGGTTTTCTTCGACGGTAACAACCCAAGACTTAATCTCTTGGAATTGAGTATCGTCGAGTTGCCTAATTTGGTCTTGTAGCTCGGCTATTGTCATGGTCTCTCCTAGTTAATTGGGGTGAATCGCAGGCCCAGCGGCTTGTAGTGATTATCGCCAGGTATCTGCACGTACACGTCGCTTTTAGTGGAAGCTGAGAACTCGGTTATGTACGACATGGTTCCCTTGGTTACCGACCCCACGGAGCTGCCCTCCACGTAGAGCGAGGCGCTGAAATCATGCGGGTTAATAAGCTCAATGAGCCAGCGTCCGGCCGGTGGGCTAACACGTGACCAGTTCGCACCAGACCACGGGTCACCGGATTCTAGCCACTGGTTCGGGTTACGGTTTGAGTCCGAGCTAGTAGATGCCTGCAAGGTGCGCGTGCCGTACCGCTCAACCTCCACCCTGCCGGACGTGACGCGGTAAATAGTGTGCGACTGGGCTACCTGAATATAGTCGCCTGTTTGCGCCACACGGGCCTTGGCCGCCACTTCTGCTTCCCTCGGCACAGTCCATGTCACCCCAACGGTGCGGGCCTGCTCCGACGCGATAGCCGTGTTTAATTGAGACTTGGTCACCTCACCCGGAGGCCCCATCGGGCCGGACATAGCAGACACATCATTATTATGAGTCCACGTTATTGAGGTTCGGTACAAAGCCCCGGGCGAATTTACGCCACTAATCCGAATAACTTTGCCAAAGACTCCAACTAAAGCGAAATCAGAATCGTCTGTTGTCACTGCCGGGCTGTACAGCCATTCTGGAGACCTGTATTTTTCAGGAATCGCACCGTCTTCAATGACGACACTAGTACCTGTGGAATTTGGGGTGAAATCCAGTACGAGGTGGCAGGTGCCACCGTGTACCACGAGGACGGCCTTACCTTGCCCAGCCGAGGTGTTTATTTTATTGGTCAGGTTAATTGTTTCCCGTGGTAGGGGTACAATTTCGCCCGGTTCAACGGTGCCCTTGGGGCCTCGCTCGCCCTGCTGGCCACGTGGCCCTGTAAGCGATGGGCTGGTCTTACCGTTGACGGTGAGCCGGTCACCATTCCAGCTGGTGCTGCTGGCGATGTTTGCGGCACGGTCAGCATCAGCCTTAGCGCCCTCAGCACTACCGGCAGCAGCACTAGCGGACTTGGCAGCATTCTGCTCCGACGTGGACGCCTTGGACGCCGACGATGATGCCGCAGTGGCGGAGGACTTAGCCGCGCCAGCAGACGACGACGCGCTAGACTCCGACTTTTTGGCGTTACTTGCTGCTGTTTCAGCACGGGTGGCGCCGTCTTGGGCTTTACGGGCATTATCCGTGGAGGAGTCCACTAGCTCGACGGCTTGGGCAGACAACTTCTCAATCTCGCGCTGTGTGGCATCATCGGCTACCTTGGCGGCGCTCACGACCTGGCGCAGGGTCTGCGTAGCCGCGTCGCCTACAAGAATCGGGATTGTGTCCACTGCCCTGCCCTGACTAATGAGGGCAAGCACTGCGGGGCCTGGCACAGCTGTGAACGACACTTCCCCACCAGACACGGGGAAACGGTCATTCCCTGTGGTGACCACACCCTCAACGTGAGTACGCACCCTCGGGGCACGCACCCACACCTCACTAACTTGCGCCGCACGAGACGACACAAACATAAGATTACCCTTAACAGTAGGCATTTATGAATAACCCTTTCCTTCTAACTCCATTGCCAAGGCAGATGGTCAACAAGAACGGTGATTGTGTCGATACTTCCCAAAGGAACGTTCCAATACGCGTTATATAAAGTGGCTTTCCCGCTGCGGAACTCTTCAAAAAATGGGTCATTCTCAACAACACCTCTATAAATCTGGTTAATACTTGTGTTGCTGTAAAACACCTTCTGATACGACGCCCCATTCTCGTAAAAAATCTGCACAGTGATAGACCCAACAAATTCCTTACTCGTCACGACCACCAAATCACGGTCATAGTCGGGGGCACGGACGCCGATTCCATGAACCGACGATTTACGCTTCTGGCCACCACGAATTGTCACCTTGCCTACAGAGCGCTTTTCTAATTCACCCTGTAGATTCTCAATCTTGGTGAGCAGAATGCCGTTTTTAGTAGCAAGGTCGCTCGCAGTATCCGCCGCTTTCTGGGCCGCATCGGATGCTTTGTTTTGAGCGGCGTCAATCTTTCTTTGCTGGGCTTTAAACTGCTCATTTTGGTCGTTGATTTGTAGCTGCTGCGCTTCGAACTTGTCACGGGCCTCGTTGATTTTTTCTTGCTGGGCCTGCCACGCATCATTAGACACCCATTTGATGTTGTTGACATCGTTGTACGCAGCCTGCGCGGCAAGCGTGAGTTGCACAGCCTTGTTGAAGTTGTTCTGGTTCTCCTTAGACCAGAAATTCACCACCTGCTGTGTAGCAGGGTCAACATAATTTTTAGCTTCCTTGACCAGCTCACCGTACGTCTGTAGCTCCGTCGTAAACGATGTGGATAGGTCGCTAATGGCTTTTTGGCGGGCGCGGGCCTCATTCGATATAGCCAAAGACCGGGCCTGCTCCTCCGCCGCGAGTGCAGCTTTACGCGCCGCCTCCTCCGAAGAAATAGCCTTCTCCCTAGCCGACGTTTCAGCATTAATCGCAGACCGACGAGCCGCCGCCTCCCCAGCCACAGCATCATCCAAAGCCCGCTCCAGCTGGCCGCGTAAATCAGTGCCAGCCTTTTCCCGCGCCAACTGCTCCTGGCGCAGCGCCTCCACACGAGCCTGCTGCTCCGCCGACAGTCCATCCTGAAGCTCCTGCCGCCACGTGTCCCCAAGCTGGGTAAGTGCCTTAGAATACCGCTCATACGACGCCTCAAAATCACTCATCAAACTATTCGCGGTACTGGACACCAGCGAATCCGTATACGCATCAGAACGACGCGACTCCGAAGCAATAGCAGCAGTGCGGGCCTGAGACTCCGCAGCAACAGCAGACTTACGGGCCTTGCGTTCCTTAGAAACAGCCTTAACCCGTTCCCGACGCTCCTGCGCAATCGTCGCCTCAATCTCACGATTCGCACGCTCACGAGCCGCATCATCCTGAAGTAGTTGCCCACCGACGTGCACGCGGTAATCAACCACCGCCCCCGACTCCACAACGTCCTCAATTGACGTGACAGGAGACGGAATCGTCTTACCCCAAATCAGCACCGGGACGACCGAATCAACGTCAAAGTCAACACGGGGCACTAGGGCGCCAAGACCGGCGCGGGTAATCTCCCGCTCAAAAAACACGTCCCCATCAGTACGCTTAGACGCATCGTCCAATGTTTCTTCCACATCAGATTCGCCACTAAACGGGATAGGTTTTCCGGCATCGTCAAAATCCTGGGCCTTAATCGTCACATCGGCACGCACAAACCGGCGACCAAACACCCCGGGGTCTCGCTTCAGCTTAGAGGCGTAGCCAAAATCCCTATCGTCCGGCAATTCGGGTCGCTGCTCATCCGGCACCGACTCCGGCCAATCCACCGACCACCGGCCATAAGAAAAAGCGGCGAGGTCACGCAAAACCGTCATCTCACCGCCATCAGCAATTAAAGGATGCATCTACTCCTCCACCTCATACACGCGAACAATCAGTTTCGGTGTTGACCACGACGAATAATCCAAACCATTCCGAACGGTCTCAGAACGTGTGTTCACCGGTTTATCCCCCGGCCACCACAAACGAACCTCAATACCAAGACCCGCAGACCGCGCAGGCTCCGCCACCGTCTCCAACACAGGGTCATCATTGACACGAATCACCACACGTGGCGACTCATCCGGCGTGCCATCAAACTCCACTACGGCATGAGCATCAGTCCACCCATACAGCGCATTCACCGCATCAAAAGAATCCTGCACCAGGTGGCGTACCGTGTCCCTAGCAGAACCGGATACCGTGTACCCATCTGCTTTAGTAGCAAACGGCAACTGGGCTAGTGTGCGGGGTGTGGTGTATTTCGTGTTGGAGGCGTCCGTGGACCATTCGCTAAATTCATGCGCGCCCCATTCCACGGGGATAGACGGGCACGGCCATGTTGCCAGCATGTCCATTAAATCCACACCATGAATCGTCAACGTTGACGGGGTGCCACGCCCTTCCACTACTGTGTGGGTAATATACGCGGTTTGCCGCTCACCCGGCCTAATGTGGCACAACATTCGCAAAGGCCCATTCGCAGGGGCCAATCGGCCGGCATCATCGACCACGCCAAGACCCTCACCCACAAGGTCATCTAACAGGCGGTCCCCAGGGGTGACGTTAACCGTAGCCTCCACCGACGAGGTAGCAAGGCGAGCCTCCGGGAACGAGACATGCGAAATACCACCAAACTCATAGATTGGGTGGCCGTTCTCGTTAAGGATGCCGAACCACTGGCCCTCATCGTCAACAACCTGGTCAATGTGCTTTCGCCACTCGTCTAGTTCCACGGGTCAAGCACCCCCACCGACCACTCCACACGAGCGTTACTGGTGACCGTGTATTGGCGGGTAGCGCCAACTGGCACCATCTCCCCCACCGCATCAGTCTTAACAACCTTGTCCGTGGACTCACTCGTGGCCTTACCACTCGCACGACGAGCAAGCGGCAGGCGATACTCACCAGAAACTCGTGGAAGTGGGAACCCAACCCCAGACGGCAACACAACCGACTGATTATTACCCTTCCACACAATTTCCGGCCATACAGGAACATCACCCCAATTCGTCACATTGACACTATTCGTGGCCGAAGCACGCGACAACCACACACCCGTGTCAGCCACCATCGACACCTCAAGACGAGACCCCACCGCAGGCACATGACCCGGCGCAGGCAACGACTCCGCCAACCGAACTGGCAACTCAAACAGGCCATCATTATCCAAAATCAAGGTGCCGTACTCACGAGTAGAGAAATCACGCCGCACCTGCTCCCACTGCTCACGACTAAACACCACAAGCGTGAAAGCGCCACTCATCTGCTGCACCACACGGTCACGGAAATCAACCACCGCACCAGGCACACCAACAGACTGCACCGGCGTATCCTCAAACACCCCCACAAACCCAGACAGAGTGTCAAACTCTACAAACGGCTCACCATCAGACCCGTCCAGAAACTCATACTCCGTGCCTGTAGGGGACACATACTTCAGCGAATACGACACCCTTTAACTCTCCTATCTACGAGAAGCCACAACCTGCGAAGCCGAAGCACGTGGACGTTCCAAACGCTCCACACGCACACCCAACTCCGCCATCGCAGCCTCCAACTGCTCACGCGAGAACCTATCCCCAGAAATCTGCACAACCTTATTAGGCTCCGCAGACATCTGCTTCAGCTCACCCGCGTAATCCGCCTGGTGACCAGCCAAATCAGCAAGAGACTTCCGAATGTTCTCGTTATCCGTGCGCCAATACTCGGCCCACGTCTTATTCGACTCCCGCTCCTGCTCCAACCCAGCGATCAGCGTTTCTAGCGGGTCAAGCTGCTTACGGTACTCAACCTCCGCAAGATTCTTCTCCACCTTGCGGCGAAGCGTATCCTGCTCGGCCTTCAAGTCGATAAGGCGATTCTCGAACTCCATCTGGTCAAGGGCACGCGAAGCGTCACCCAACGCGGAATTCTTAATCATCTCGTCAACTTTGTCGCCCGCACCGAAGAAGCCCATCCAGCCGGCGGACTTCACAGCACGGTCAATATCACGCCGCGTTCCCCTATCGAAGTCCTGGAACTCCGGCATGGCCTGCAACTGTTTCAACTGCTGGTCAATCTGCTTAATGCGACGCTGGTTAGCAGGCATCGTCGTAAACCAATTAACCGGGTTCAGCCACGTCTTCAGGCTTGCCTGGTCCGCCTTCAACGCGGCCTTCTCGCCCATCAACTCGGAATAACGCTGCCCAACCGTGGCACCAACCTGGTCCATACCAAAAGCATGACCCGACGCCACCGCCAGCTTCTTCGCCGCAACCTCCAAACTAGAAGTCACGTCGTTTAACTCAATTGCGGCCAACGTGTGCTTATACGCGGCCTCCAAATTCGCCTGCTGTGCCTGCTTCTCCACAAGCTGCTGATTGACCTGCGCAGCCAACAACTCCGAATACAAAGCATGCGACTCATCCGACCACGCGGCCAACGAATCCATCACGTCACCGTTAGCATCCAACATGCCCCAACGGAAACGGTCATACGCCAGCGACAAATCGTCATATCCCATCGCCGCAAGACGCATATCCGCCTGACGCTGCTCATCAAACGCGGCCTGCGCTTCCGCCAGAGTCTTCGTCGCCTCCAACTGGGAAGTGACACCATCCATCTGAGCGATACGCACATTCCTAGCCGCAGACGCCAACTCAATCTGCGCCATAGCCTGGTCAATAAACAGGCCAGTCACAGACTCACGCAGTTTCAACACTTCCGCGTCCAACTTGCCCACGGATTCCATAGCAGACCCAACCGACTTAAACGCAGTCACGTGGGCCTGCATAACGCCTTGAATCTTGCCCTCAATGAACTTGAAGACACCCTTAATCAGGTTGATGGCGAGGCTTGCCAGCTCTACCATCATCGCAATCTGGGCCTGGCCGGTAGCACGAGCGGCAAGCTGTACTGCACCACGAGCCTTAGTCAGTTCCTCCTCGGCGGCCTTAACGTCCTCCGGGGAGCCTTCCTTACGTGCCTTGGCAAGGTTCTTTTCCGCCTGCTTTACCGCGTCGGAAGCGTCAACCTCGGCAACAGCAGCATCTTCCATGTCCTCAAAGGCACCGACAACACCACCAAACGTGGACTTAATGCCGTCAATACCAATCAAGGAGCCAATCTGGTCAGCCAATCCAAGGCCTTCGGATAGGCCAACATTAGACAGGTAGCTACCAATCTTGTCGCCCTGCTGAATACTGCGTGCCTGCGACCCAGCAAACGACTGATAGCCATCCATGCGTTTAGCCCAACCATCGGATACTTGGGAGCCAACATTATTCCAGTTGACCTTCGCCAAATTATCCATGGATTTAGCTAACGCCGGGGATGTTTCAGCAACCTTCTCGACAGCCACGGTTAGGCGCGGGTCAAGGACACGTTCCGGCTTGCCAGACGCATTAAACGCAAAATTGCCTGGCTTCAGGATGCCACCGGTATCGAAAATACCGGCAGACCAACGGCGAAGATTCTTCTTCCGCTTATTCTCCTTCTCCCAGTCCGTGCCGTACTGCGATGCTTCGCCCCAGTCGATGGATTCCGCCTGGAACTTATTACCCTCACCAGCGTCAACGGTCACGCCCTTGGTAGACGTGCCCACAATCTTGCCGTCGCTGAGGGCTTGGCCGGCGGCACTCTTCAACGGGTGCCAGTAAATATCGGTGTACTGCGAATGACGGGCACCGGCAGCGGCACCACCAATTTGACCGTTACCGCGACCTCCGCCCATCTCCACATTAGTGCCCTTGCCGTTAGTGTCATACAGTGTACCGGACGTGTGTCCTCCCCATGGGCCGCCATTGAAGAAGGCAATCTCATAGGCGTTCTTCTGCGAGCTACGTCCACGGCGGAATCCAATAGACGAAAGCTTGGAGGCCGCGTCCATCGTCGCCATGAACCGCCCATGGGTAGCGGGCTTGCCTACCGTGAACAGTGCGCCCTGGCCCTGCGTAGAGGAACAGTCTCCCCAATTGGAGCCCCCGAAGACATACGGCGCGCCCTCAAGGCTGCGGGAGGCCTGCTGGCCGCGCACACTTTGGCCCTTGAAGAATCGCAGAAGTTCGTCGTATCCAACAACACCGCCGTTGGCGTAGCCAGGTAGGCCCATGTCGCCCATCTTGCCGTTCAGCTTGCCGCCGTTAATAGCAGCCAGCAGGCGACCGTACTTCTTCGTCGCGTCACGGTTGACGATGAACTCGCCCGGCTCCACGCGGGCGATAGGCTGCTTCTTTTCCTTAGACCAGCCAAGGATAGGGTCACGGTCATTCCTCGTATAGCCCGGCACGCTAGGCAGTACACCACCGCGTGCAAACGCTGGCACCACACCACCAAGATGCAGACCAGGAACGAAGCGCTCTAGATTGTCTGGGATGACGGCACGCACCGCATCCTCCACCATGCCAGCAGCGTTACGAACGCCCTGGGCAAGGCCACTAATGATGCTCTTACCAGCGTCCAACAGCCATGTGCCAGCACCAGCAAAAGCGGCTCTAATCCTGCCCGGCATAGCCTGGAAGCCTGCCACCAGGGAATTAATCTTTTCCTTGGATATATTCACCATGCTGATGACGGCCTGCTTGAAGATACCAATGACGGCCTTCGCCGCGTTCAGTGAATTAGTCACCACAGACTTCAGCAGGTTGAACGCGCCCGTAAACACGCCGACAACCAAAGCCCTAATGCGCGTTCCCAACTCACTGAACCTGTTGCCAAGGTTCGAGAAATTACCAGTCAGAACGTCCGCAACGATGCCGAACACCGTGCGCATAACATTCCATGCCGGGCGGATAACGCTATTCCATACCGTGGAAATAACATCACCCATAGTGCGGAACGCTGCGCCGACAACGGTCCTTACAATAGCGGCAATAGCCGGGAACACAACCGACGTTACCTGCATAAACGTGTCAAACACCGGCTTAATGACACCGTTCCACACGGTGGAAACAGCACTACCCAACATGTCCCACGCCGCAGTAACAACCGGCACAATTGCCGAAAACGCCGTACCAAACGCATCAATAACCGGCTGAATCCACGCCTGGTAGAACTCACCAAAACCCGTGGTGAACTCGGCCCATTTATCTTGCATGGCCTGCCACGCCTCGATAGTAAAATCCTTCAAGACGGTAAATGCCTCGACAAAGAATTCAACTACTGGGGCAATCCATGTCTCATAGAATTGTCCGAAACCAGTTGTGAACTCGGCCCACTTATCCTGCATAAGGCCCCACGCCTCAATGGCGAAGTCTTTAACCTCAATGAACTTATCGCGCAGGAACGTCAACGCCGTGAAAATTGGGGAATCTTCACTAATACCAAGCGCGGCGGCATAATCTGTCGTGTCACCAGTCTTCAAGAAATCAAGGGCACCAGAGAAAATCTCCTTCACCCTATCGACCGCGCCAGTAACCTTCTCCACCGTGGCATCCCACGCGCCGGAAATAACCTGCCCAATCTGGGAGAAAACAGGGCCAAACGTAGAAGTAATCCACTCAATACCAGCCTGGAACTTAGCAACAATCCAATCCCAACCAGCACCAATAGCCTGCGTAAACGACTCCCACAACGCCCGGCCCGTCTCCGTCTTCGTAAAGAACAAAGTGAGAGCACCAGTAACCAGAGTAAAGCCAGCAACCCACGGGTTGATAAAGCGGATGACTGTCATAGCCGCCCGCCCAATCATGCTGAAAGCCTTACCTACGCCAGAGGCTGCCATCGAGCCTTTAGCCATTTTCGTACCGGCCCCCGCCATCGAGGTGCCCATCTTCGCCACAACAGGATTAGCCGACTTAGCCCCGGCCATAATATTTAGCATTCCTTCGCCTAGCGAAGCACCCTTAAAAGCCGTATGTGCGAACTTAGCTGCACCGCCAAGGTTCTTAATCGAGGTCACAGCTGTGCCTACAGGTCCGGCAATAGAGCTAACTGCCTTGAATCCAAGAAACGCGGTAACGATTGCCTGAATTGCGCCGGGGTTTTCTGCAGCGATATTCGCCACCTGCTCCACCAACGGAACAAGAACAGACGTGACTAGCGGTGCCAACGCATTCAACGCGCCAGTCAACGCCGTCCACGTAGACACAGAAATATTAGAAATAACAGCCCCGAAACTGCCAGATAACGAACCAACAGCAGGGCCTAAGTCCTTAAAAGCGTCACCAAGCGTTTGCAGCGTTGGGGCCATCTGCTCCCCCAACTTGGACAGATCAATCCCCTGAATCCACTTAGTGACATCCTGCGCCCCGACACGAATCTTGTCCGCAACAAGTTTGATACCGGGGGAAATCTTTTCAAAAATAGCAGCAGCGGTATTAGTAAGCTCCGCGCCCATATTCTTCAGCGTGCCAGACGTGGTCTCCGCCATCTTGCCCATAACGCCCGACAGCTTCTCAACCTTGCCAGCAGCACCATCCGAGCCGTTGATAATGCCGTCAGTGAGGGCCTTAATCCCCTCCTCGGCTGGCACCGCGCCGGAGGAAATCATCTTCTGCATTTCCTCGGTAGAAACACCAAACTCGTTAGCAAGAATGGTAAGACCTTGGACACCACCAGCAGACAGACGGTTGATAGTGTCCATGGAAATCTTGCCAGAGGAAGCAGCCTGACCAAACGCGTCAGACATGCTCAAAAGGGCTTCCTCGCCCTTACCAGTAGCGGCAGCAGCCTCACCCAAAGCAGTGACAGTCTCGTTAGCCTGCTCAGCGTCCACGCCGAAAGCCACAAGGGTCTTGCCCGCCTCAGCCCACGCATCAAACGAATACGTAGACTTCATATTGGATTCAACGAGCTTATCCATGAAGCCGGAAGCCTTATCCGCCGACCCCATCATCACACCCAAGGCTTGGGTCGTGTCCTCAATCGAGGTGACCTTAGCAAAACCGTTCTGCATGACTTGGGCTGCGCTAGACACGCCAGCAAGACCCACAGCAAGACCGCCGAGCTTACCAACGGTGCTTTTGACCTTAGAGCCAAAACCACCATCAATAGCCGCACCCATGCGCTTACCGGCGTCGGAAGAAATCTTATCTACCTCACCGAATGCAGACTTAATCTGCGGCGCAATCTTAGACGTATTGGGGATGATGTTCACCCAAGCGTTTGCTAGTTCAACGCCAGCCATAAATTAAGTCTCCATTCAGTAAGTAATCGTCTAGTCCCAGCCCAGCCACTTATTCAGGTCATCAATCGGGATAGCTTCACCACGGAACACACCCGACTCGTCCGCCTTGAATGGGTCCCCCTGCGGACCATCGGCCAACTGTGGGGAGTGTGGTTGTGCGTAGCCGTCTTGGCCGGGGCGCGATAAAGGCTTAGGTCGTGGACCTTTACCGCCACTGTTTTGCCAAATGATGGCCTGAACAGCGTCAAACAAGGAGGCCTGCAAATGCTCCTGCAAGCCCCACTGTGACTCCCCTCCAGTGACCTGCTCCGCTAGAGATGTGTCCGGCTTAGGGTGCCGTGTGATAACAATCAGGTCCCGCCAGGACAGTCGGTCAGTACCGTCACCAACCCACCGCAGGCGCAGACCCATTCGTACTAAATCCGCCTCCAAAGCGGACAAATTATCCCCGTCTTCAAGTAGTTGAACTACTTCGAGGATTCCCCCAGTTCCACATCCTCAGACTCGGACCAGCCGGCCATGAAAGCGTTAAAGTCACGCATGGACAGGTTTTCCACCTTGTTCAGTTCGTCCTTATCCAAAGCGGCCTCCAGCAGTGCATCGCCCTGCGCCTCGGAGTCGCCCAGGTAGTCCTTGCGAATCTTGCGCATCTTCTTGTAGGACAGTTTGTCCATCATGTAGTGGACGTCAAGGGTGGTGCCGTCAGATGCTTCAAAGTGAAACTTTTCGAGTGCCATGTTTTGCGGTTCCTCTCTAGTTGTGAGTGTGAAAATCGTGTTGCGGTTCGTAGGGGTGGGCCTAGGGCGAACCGCAATAATTCCCTAGGCCCATTGGGGTTTAGGCGGAAGCGCCAGCACCATCAGTGTCAGCGCCATCAGTGCCAGCGCCATCAGTGCCAGCATTCTCGGAATCGGCACCGTCAGCGCCGCCGGTTTCGCGTACAGAATCATCCTCAGCGCGCTTAATCAAAGAAATCAGCTTGGTGTTATCCACACCGAAGCACTCCATGGTGGCCTGGTACTTCACCACGTCAGAACGAACATAGGTAGTTTCGCCAACTTCGGTTACCTGTGCGTCCGGGGCGAATACGAGGATGCGGGAGCCGTTACCGCCGTTGATGTAGAACGCGATAGAGCGGTGCGGAAGCTCGTCCGCATTGTCTACAACTCGGACGGTATCGCCCTCGACAGTGACGTTATTTTCGCCCGCAATCATCTTCAGGACCTCACCGTTAGCACCCTCCAAGAAAGTGACCTGCAGGGTCACGGAGTGGTCCGACTGGGTGATAAGAACCGTGTCACCGTTCCAGTCCTTAATCTTTTCGGTGGAACGGTCAACGGTCTTAACGACGCCGTCCTCGGAAACGTAGCCAGCAGCCACGTGATTCAGAGCGCCATCTAGTTCCTGGGCCGCATCGGTTGGGAAGTTGGTGGATTCCTTCAGTGCCGGTCCGACGGTGATACCGCCGGAGGCCTGCACATCAGGGGCACCAACAAGAACATTGCGACGATTACGCAAATCAGACATTTGAGTCTCCTAACTCATTAAAAAAGACCCTGCACCTGGCTTAGGTGAGGGTCGTGGTCATGGTGCCCGTAAGCTGCCATCTGTAGTGGTTATCGGTGTCCGGGTCGGGGAACTCCACCGGCCCAGTAACTTCTTGCCACCACAGAATTTTCGGGTTACGGGCGTATATTTCATCTGCGAGGATAAACCGGAGCGCGCCCAACAAGTTGATGGTGTCGTCCTGGTCCACCCCGTAGGATTGCACCGCTATGGTCGTTTCCTGCGAGCTGGGGCTAGTCATCTCATTGGAGGTGACATCCAGCCGTAGAAACAGTCCGGGAGGGTGCATTGGCACTTTCGTGTAGATGGGAACATCGAGTACCTGCCGCAGTGCCGTAAGCAGGTGCTCAACAGGGGTAACAAACATTCACCTACCCCTTTAATGCTTTCAACAGTGTGTTATCGCGAGCATTGACAACCATGGCGCGGGGCGTATCCGTGAACACAATCGCACGATGACGCGAACCATTACGGCCCTGCCTAACCGACGATTTCCACTCAAAACCACGCCCAGCCCGCGCAGCTATATCCGCAGCCTTGCCATCAATCAACCCGACCAACGTGGGGTCTTGACGAATCTGATTAAACGCAGCAGAAGACCACTTAAACTTCACAGCCATAAACAGCCCTCCTACATTTTCTGAAACGTCAACCACTGGCCCGGCGCGAACCCAGCAATAAAATCTTTCGCATCATACGAATAGATAATGAGCGCACCGTCCATGACTTCAACCGCGTTAGTGTCAAAATCAACCGGCTTAATCGCGCCATGTTCATCGCGGATATTGACCTGAATCATCCCTCCACCTTTCTCGCGTTAACGACAACCAATCCAGGTGACCAGCCGTGCCAGCCGTGGTTAAAGTCCTCCACGTTTCCTTGCACCTGCCACTGCGACCCATCAGGGAGCCGAATCATAGAATCCGGCGAGGGCGCGTCCTCCGGGCGGAGATGAACGTGAAGCAAGTCAATGGTTCGCAAAATGGAATCGCCGGATTTTTCATCCGTACGGTCAACCCACCACGACGCCACCTGAATCCGCTGCCACGCACCCTTACCCGGGCGTTCGTTGCCGAAGCGGTCCCGTTCCGGGACGCCACGGCGATACACCTCCACAACCTGGTTCAGAGGGACGAAATCCACGGCTACCAGCTCACCGCCTCTACGGTTCGCATGCCACGAGACCGGTTCAGCTCATCGTCGAGCGCTTTATCTAGCATTTCTCGCTCCGCTTTAGTGAGAAACAGGTTTCCCTCACTATTACGGAACGACGAAGCCTGTGAAAAAGGGCCGGCGGTTTGTGACAGGGACTCCATGTGGTCAGTGTTCTCTGACTGCAAAGCACGCTTCGCCATCGAGCACACAATAATCCGCAAGACAGCAGCAAGCTTGTCTGACGGATTGTCCGGAATGTCGTACATGGCCTGCAGCCACACGGACGCGTCTTCAAGTACGGCGTTCGCCTGGTCCCCATCGGGGGCAAGCGACCACCGTGCGCGCAGCTCGTCGCTAGTTGCAAACGCCGCCATAACTACTGCTCCAAACCGGACAGCTTCACCACAGACAGCGGGTCAGTAACACCAAACGCCATCGTCGCCCAGGTGTAGAAGCGAGTTACCTGGCGGCCCTTGATGTACTCATTGTCGGTGGAGATTGGGTCCTCAACACCCATGACACCGACCGCGCCGCGCTGCAGCAGCAGGCCTTCGCCCTCGCCCAGGGAGTTGGTGTTGGACACGTAGAGGGTGATGCCGAGGGTGGAAAGAATCTGCTGCCACTTATCAACGCCAAGGATGGCACGCAGATTCTTTGCGTCACGTGGCTTCAGAACGAGGGTGTCCGGCATGTAGCCGAGGTTGGTTTCCTCAATCTTGAGCTTGGCTTCCTCAATATCGTCAATGAGCTTGCCCTCGCCAGTCAGCGCAGTCTTATTGGATGCGGTGACCTTGCCGGCTGCTGCCCAACCAGAAGACTCCAGCTTCAGACCATTGTCCATGTTGGAGATGACGCCGTCGATGACCTGGAATGCACGGTCATCAATATCCTTGACCATCGTGTTCGCCACGCGGTTGGCACCACGCTGCAGGATGATTGGGTCGTTGCGCTTTTCCGCCTCGCGGGTCAGGTCGTAATGACCACCGGTCTTGACGACCGGGTCGACGACCGGCTTGCCCTGCGCGGTGGAGAACGCTGGGAACTCCGCTCCAGGGGCAATAACACCCGGCTTTTCCGCAGCGGTAGCCATATTAGCTTCGAGGCGGTCATACATGATGGCGCCACCGTTAGCTGCGGTGGAGGTGAACAGGAACTGGGATACCAGGTTAGCCTGGGTTAGGTCCGCCACGTAGGTAGATAGGCGGGTTGGTTCCTTCACCAGCATGGACGTGGTGATGGTGCCCTCGTCGTTAACGCGGGCTGGGGAAAGTGGGAAAGTAAAATCAGCCATCTTTCTTCCTCCTTACTTCAGCGCCACAATGACGCGATTATTAGCAGCAGCAGACACAGCAAGACCGACTACTGGGGCGGCTTCTGCGGCCTTGGTGGCCTTGCCGGACGCTGCAGCGGCTACTGAGTCGCCGGCGGCAATAGCGCCATTAGCTTCGACCTCAACGATGTGGCCTGCGCGGTACACCATGACGTAGCCATCCTTAGCTACGTCGGTGGCGGGTACGCCGAAAACCTGGGCGCCGGCACCCGCGGTCTTAGCAACCGGGTTGCGGCCGTCAATGTCGCCAGCGAGCTGTACGAAAGTACCCGCCTTAAGGTCCGCCTGTGCCTTCACAGTCGGGTTCTGGGCGGGGGTGTAATGAACAACAGTGGACATTACGAAAATCCCTCCTTATGTGGGAATTAGTTGTGTTGTGCAAACTTGCCGTTAACCGGCCACGACGCAGGGAACGAATAATCCGGCGCATCCTCCCGCGAGGAAGCCCCCGGCTTAAGATTTTCGACTGGATAGTCAGACGGCGGTGTGGCCCGCTTCGCGGCCTGCGCCTGCAACTCGCCTAAGCGCTTTGCGTTATCGTCGAACTTTTCCGGGTCACTTCCCAAAAGGTCGGCGTTCTCCTCCGAGATTCCGTACTTAGAAAGAGCTTTGGAACGTGCCAACTCCACTTGGTATTGGTTGGACTTGGTGCGCTCGGCCTCCAGGGCTTCTTGGGCGCGTTGCAGTTCCGTCTTTTCGGCGTCTTGAATCTCGCGGTACTTTTCCGCATCGGCACGTAGCTCGTTGCGCTCGGTGCGGTAGCGTGCGCTTTCCTTGCGGAGCTTTTCTAGCTCCTGCTGGTAGGATTCTGCGCTGCGTTCCGGTTTCGAGTTGTCGGCCTCCTGGGCGTTGTCCTCGGTTGCCACCTCGGCGGCATTCTGGTCGTCGGTGGTGGCGGTAGTTTCTTCTGCCATCGGTAACCTCCTGGGTTATCTGGGTTGGGCATGAAAAAGCCCCCGCCACCAGCCAATGTGGTGTGGGGGTGGTGCGCTAAAGGGGAATCGAACCCCAACATCGCCAACCTTTGGTAGCGCTACTTTCCGCCAAACGGCGAATAATCAGTGGTGTTCAAACCACCAGATGAAATAAACTCGGCCCATTTCCTAAACTGCGCAGGCGACGGTTTATCTCCCGCCCAAGTCTGCTCCCACCAATGCGCATACAGGGCATCTGCTTCCTTTTGCCCCTCCCACGGCTTTCCATCAACCACAAGCACTGGAATGCAGTCGCAGCCATCGTGATACCTGCGGCCGTCACGCCGGCGGATTACCGTATCTTCGGAATACACCGCCCCGCGGGAGGCAAGCATGGTGCAAAAAGCGCATGACTCACGGCCAGACAAGACCCGCGCATAACCGACACGCGCCGGCCTCCCAGACTTAAATCTCGCCGAGCCATTGTGGGCCGCATCCGCCACCGCACTACGCCCCGCATCCACAACGTGGCGTGACAAGCGCCGGCCAAGCTCACCAGCTACACGAGCTTTCACGGCCGAATCCATACGGTTAGAAAAATCAGGACTCACAGCCTGCATAACACGCTTCTTAGACTCCTCGTCCAACATCATCACGTGAAGTTTCGAAGAGTCCGGGGACAGGCGCGATACGTCCGCGATGGCGTCGAATAATGCTTTTCGCGGGTAAGGGCGTATGGCTTCAGGCTTTATCTCCACGCCGACGGCCGCGGCCTGGCGGCCAAGCTCCACCACGTGGGTGCGCCAAGCTACACGACGCATGCGAATAACCCGCGGATACAAAATATCCACCAGCTCCTCCACTTGCTGCACTGTAACCGGCACACCATATGTAGCCAGAGCTTTATTCACTAGGCGGCTGATGTCGACCGCCAGCGAATCATCGTTGTTGCGAACATGCGCCAGCGGCATACCATCACCACCTCACGGTCATTAAAGCTGCAACCCATCCACCGCATCGCCCACATCAGCGATACCGCTAAACAGGTTCGATGTGCGTGCGGTTGAGCGGGCGCGCTCCACGCGCTCCTTCGTCCACCCAGGAATATCCGACCATAATTCTTCCGGCGGGATACCCAACATGGTCGACAGCTTGCCCAAGCCGTCCACAGTCTGCGCGAACGAACGCGACGAAGTTTCCTCCCACGTCACCTCCGCCTCGAAATCAGCGGCGCCGTCTTCATCACCGGAAGCATGCGAACACAGCCGCAGCAGTTGCTCGTGTGACTCACCAAGCGAGGTTTGAATCTCCGCCGCCTGCCTATCCTTCGACGTTTCAAGCGCTGCCAAACCATCGGCTGAAATGTTGCTGATAGCGTTAGCTCCCAACGACTGGGCAGGAACCTGCGCTAGGGCGGCGAAGTCACGAACCGACGCCTGACGCGACTCAATGTAGCGCGCTAGGTCCGTCTCGTCGTACTGGCCAACCTTTACGTCAGGGTCGTCAAAGAATTGTGTGTCCGCTACAGATTGGCGGAAAGCCTCCATTTCATTGTCCGGCACCCAACCAATGACATAGCGTTGCTTAAACGCGGCAAAATGCTGCGCTACTCCCTGCTCATAATTCGTGCGGTTAATGCGGTCTTGCAAACCGAGTAGGTGCTCCACAATGCCGCGACGCTCTTCACCATCAGTAAGCATGCGGTCCTGGTATCGAACGATAGGCACCGCGCCCATATTATGCGGGCGGGCTTCCTGAAACACGAGGTTCGTCGGAGAATAATAGGTTCTATCAAGCCAACCTCCCACGCTCTCCGGCGCATGCTCAATACCAAACCAGTACACGTACTCTTCATCAAACATGCGCATGTACCGGTCGCCGATTTCAAGCGCAAGCATCGGATACTCATCCGAGGACGGCACACCTGGAAGCCCCAACGAATCGGAGTAGAACGTCACCATGCGCCGAGGTGAATGCACACCAATACGCAAAGCGTTATCCGCCGCAGGCAACACCGAAGCATAAGACGTGCCATAGGTTAACGCCGCCCGGTGCAACCCAGTCTGTCGGGCAGACATCTTATTGCGCTGCCACCAAGCCCAAGCGTCCGCCTGCTCACCATCGGCGGAATAGAAACCGTCCACCTTCAGCGACTGCGAATAGGTATCCACCACCAAGGCCACGAACGGCGCGACAGACATGCGCGCAAGCTCCGCGTGCTGCTCACGGTTCTTAGAGTTCAACGTGGCGCCCACTCGAGCCGTGGCTGTCTCACTATCCCACGGCACCATGTACTCATGGATGTTGTCGAAAATCCTGCGCTCGGCCACGTGCGTGGACAATAATTCACGCACCGCATGCTCTGCTTTATCACGCCTTAGCACCACGGCCTCCTCCCGCTAGTTAGATGAAAAATGCTTTCCCGGTTCGCTGCTTCTTCTTCGACACGCCGGCGCGCTCCCGAGCCAGGCGCCACACCATGCGCGCACCAATCATGCACACGCATGCGTCAATCTTCTTTGCCGACTTCCGCGACTCTTTACGCACCGTAATTCCGTACCGGCCCTCATGCCGGCGGGCGTTCAACACATGCTCCGTCAGCAGCGGATTACCGTCATGCGTGAACGAGTGCTGCATGACTTCTGCTTCCGCGAGCTCCGCAGCCGTCGTGAACTGAAAGTCTTTGCCTCGCATATCCCAAGCGATGGGCTCCGGCTGTTGCGCGCCCCGCGAGGTTGCCCACAGCTCGAGGCGGTCGCGGTACCGCTCCGGCCAAGCCACCTTTGTGAACGATTCCCACTCGCGCACATCCGCGTAGAAGCCGATGACATTCCAGGTAGCGAAAGCAAAGTCGACGCGGTCATCAACGGCCTGCACATCAACCATGGGCTTATCGTCGGGGTTCGCTGCCTTCGGCTGCCACACCCCAATGGTGAAGATATGCCCATCGTCCATGCGACACCCAATGAGTGCAGTGTGGTCATTCGACAGGGACCCGTCAAAGAACATTACGATGTCCTCGCCCGGCGCGACATCAATATCGGGGCGTGCCATTTGCGCCCAGTCCTGCGGGTCGCACCACGAATCGGACGAGGCTACTGGCCAATTCAAATACTTTCGCTTCGAATCATCCACCTGCGCCGATGGGGACCAGATACGAGTCATAATCGCGTCAATGTCAGACCAAGGGCAATCCGCATACACCCACTCGAGCGCAGAGCGTAGAGAATCAGCGTCCCCCAGTTCTGTATCGTGCGGTGCCTGCCGCGCATCGTAAAGAATCCGCGACTCGTTCTTAGACCGTCCTGTCTCCTGCAGAACCCAGTCATTAAACGTGGACTCGCCCGCCGAGTTAATGCCTGGCTTCCACGCGTTCAACGTCTCCAACATACGAGAGCCAGATTTCGACAAGTTATCCATCAAAGTTGCGTGCAATTCTGCCCCACCATTCGACGGGGTCCAGTGCTCCAACTCGTCACCGATAACGAATGTTGACTCCGCACCTTCTGCGGTTGCTGCCGATGAGGTAATGACTTCGAGCTTGCCTTCCGGCTGCACGAAAATCTGGGTCTTTCCAACGTCCAGGCTGTAGTCGCGGTGCAGCGCCGGCGCGTTCGCAGGCGACGCCATAGCGCGCACCATGCGCATCGTATTCTCTGTCTGGTCCAAGGAGACCGCAGCAATCTGCACCCACGGCATCGACACCGGCTTACCGGCCACACCGCCAGGCACATCCGGGTCCCAATGGTCGAACCGTACGGGTGCTAAAAGCTCAATCAGTGCCATGACTGCAGCGAACGGAGACTTTCCGGAACCTTTCGCCAAGCGGCGTGCCCCATGGTGAAAAAGCCAACGCCCATTCTCATCCAAAGCGTAGAACCACAGGACGAAGCGTGCCTGCTCGCGAGTGAACTGCCATGCCTTACCCGCACGAATACCGTTCGGATGGCGCAGGTATTTCGCAGCCCACGCCAAAGCCTCATAGCCCAGCGTGAACTTCGGTAGCCCTTCGGGCAACGTCGCCAGCCGCTCCTGCGGAGCAACATCACCCATACAGGACACCTCCTACATAAACAGCTCCTTGTAATGAGACATCACCGAAGAAGACTCATCATCAACCGCAGCGCCATCAGCGGCCTGGAGCTCAACCCGCAAGCGTCGCCGCTCCCCCTCCGTCGTCATCAACGACGCCGCGGCACGATTGAACTCGGCAAGCATTGACGCTTTAACGCCCTCGCCATTGTTTAGCTCCTGGCTCATTACCTCGGCCAGTAGGCGGGCTGTCTGCCAATCTGACGGCTCGTAGAACCGCGCCTGCCCCGATTGCTTCAACGACCGGAACCAGTCCTTCATCAGCGGGTGCCACGACGGCGACACCCTCGGCGCCTTCACAACAGGCCGCGGCGCATCATCTTTTACGACCGTCAGGTTCGGCTGCGACTCGTCCGGCTTATTGCGGCGGCGTCGCTGGTCGCTCCTCTTTGGTGGTGGACCGGGCATTACTCATCACTTCCTTTAAGCTCGCCGGCTCACCGCATCGAATGAACCGGCCATACGAATACTTCTCAACGCTGCCGTCCCCCACAGCCCGGCGCGTACCCCGTTGTTCCGCCAACTGTACGAACACGTGCAGGCCACGGCCGCTAACGGATTTCTCTACAAAGACGATGGACTCTTCGATTGATTCGATGATTTCTCGCGCCCACGTCTTCGCAGCACCGTTCTCGAGCGCGTTGTCTAGGTCGTAGCAGCTAAGGCCGTCGCCGAGCATGATGCCGTAGCCATCACCCGCCCCTTGCTGCACCTCGTCGAACGAGCACCACGTGCTGGGATTAGTAGACGATGCCGGCGCGCCAGTGGGAGTGATGGGGCGTTTCCCGTCCGCACGCACCCACCGAGGGGCGTCAGTCATGGCCGCAGGGACGGGTTGTTGTCGACGCTTACGAGATACCGCCTGGCGGCAACGAGCCGAGCACGTACGCCGCGCTGGACCCTTTGATTTCTGCGGCACATCGCGCCCACAATTCAAGCACTTCACACCTGCAATTATACCGTTTGAGCTGGTATTTGTCACAGGTAGAGTGTCATAAACTAACGCCTCAAGCTAAGCAACGAACACGAGCACCAGGGCAAACAAACTCACCCCACACTGTGAACGGCCGTCACACGCCCTCATATCCACATCAACGGCTACGCCTAAATGACGAGGGCAAATTCCCCAACCCGTACACGCTCGTTCTCCCTATGCCTTCTGGGGCCGTGGGCTGAAAAAGTTTCGGGTCCTCCCCCACCCCGCAATTATTTTCAATCTCTAATCTTAGCTCAACCCGGGGTGTGGTGTTCGCGGTAGATGTCGGCGGGCGCGTTTGTGTTCTTTGCCCCGCTTCATTTCCTCTTGGGTTTTGGTGCGGTGGCATTGGCGGCAGAGTGTTTGGAGGTTGGTGTCAGTGTTGTAGCTGGAGCCGCGGCGATTGTCGATGTGGTCGATTTCTAGGGTTGCGGCTGTGGGGTCGTGGTGGCCGCAGTTGGTGCAGGTGTGTGCGTCTCGGTTGAGTATGCGGCGTCTGGTTGTGGTGGGTACGTGTTTGGGGGTGTTGTTCCATCCCATTGCCCACCTCCGCTTTTCTTTGTGCCTTGTTC